CTGCTATGCTAACATCACCAGATATAGCCACTGGGTTAAAGTTTGTGCCATCAGCGACCATGACATGGCCCGATGTATTCGTGCCCATAGTGATATCATCACCAGATACAGTCAAATCTCCTGAAATTTCTACATTACCATTTATATCTATAGTTGTTGCATTGATCTCTATTTCTGTATCAGATACTAAATCCAGGACTCCGTCAGCTGATTGATGTATGTATGTGCCTGAGTCACCAAACTGTAGTTGTCTTGAACTGTTTAGTAAAAGCGCTGTGTCCGCTACGTGAGTCAATGACACGTCACTATCAGCACCAAAGTTAAGAACAGCAGCGTCTGATAATAAGCTTACATCGTCACCAACTGTTAGATCAGTTGCAACTTTTACAGTTGTGTCATCATCTAGTGTTAGCACTACTGTGCCGTCGTATTGTTTAAATATTAAGTCGTCACTATCTACTTCTAATTTAATTATCTGTGCACCTGCAGTGCCATCCATGTCTATAGTTAATTGAAGCGTGCCAGCGTCTTTAAATTCTACGTTACCACCTGCAGCGTCTAATACGATGTCAGCTGTAGCATCTAGAGTGATGTCAGCTCCAGAGTCTATTTCTGCAATAACAGGTGTTGTTAGTGTTTTGTTTGTAAGGGTTGCAGTAGAAGCTGTTGAAACTAATCTAGCGTCACCACCAGTGCTTGGTAATGTTAGAGTATTTGATGCAGATTCTGAGTGTGGTGCACCAATAAGTGTTTGTGCGTGAGCATTACTAGACTCACAATAAAATTTAATTTGTGATACGGCACCGCCATCATTCTTAAGATCTATAAGACCACCTGCAACAAATAAATCGTGAGGTAAACTTACATGACCGCTTGCGTCTTCAAATACAGTTTTGCTTGCAGGCAATGTGCAAAAAACATCTTTAGTGCCTGATGCAAAGTCTACAGCACTATCACTATTAGAACTAGATATAGGTGTTGTACGTGTTAGATCGGAGCTGTCTCCGTCTAATGTACCAAGACCAACTTCAAACTCAGCTGCGGTTCTGTGAACTATTGCATAGTAAACAGTATTACTGTTACCAATACCTGCTGCAAAAGTTTCAAAACCAGATACAGCTCCACCAAGCGAAACTGCGCCCGTGCCAGTTGTAGTTGTGGTTTCTCTAACTCTATCGTTAAGAACTAGTGCCATATTTTATTCCTTACGCAATTCTAATAATAGCATTACTAGCATCAGCTGCTGGGAACTGGACTACAAAGTCTCCGTTCGTTGCAGTTTTAGTGCCGCCAAAATCTAGAACTACACAAATTTTGTCACTGTTAGTGTCATTGTAAATCATAGCGCCGACTGCAGATAATGTTACAGATGAAAAAGTTTCGTCTGCAAAATCAACAAAAGCAGTTGTACCACTAGTTGATACAGCCTGACTATCTAGTGCATTACCACCAGAAGTGTAGTTTGTACCAGAGGAACTAACTTGGTTTGTAGTTGTAAAAGCTGTAGTCGATGCAGTTAAACCAGAAATATCTGTGTATAACGCTATCTTAAAACTATTACCACCACTCGCAAAGTTGTGTGTACCAGATAAAAGCTCTGACTTAAAAGATGTAGGTATAACATTTGCCATATTTTTCTCCTTATATTACGGTGTTGGTGATTGTATTGGTAGACGAACGACACCATCCCTATATTCGTCCCTGCGTCTTCGACCTTGTTGTTCAGCCGCAAACGTTTGTAAAGCCTCCTGGTAGGAGGTTTCGTATAGTTGTATCATATTTTCCGGACCTTTCAAGAATTTAAAGGCTTCGACTAAGCATGCATACAACAGTAATTCTGGTTGTTTAGTTGATATTTCAGTGGTTGTAGAATCTGACGTGGTTAATGTGGTTGGTTGTTTTTCATAGGCCATTGTCAATACATAAGCCTTATCTGGAGTTGGAGCAACTACCCAGTTATCATTATCCCAATGTGCGAAGTATTTTGGTATTCCGTTATCACTATCATTGTCAGGATCTGGGTGGTACGTGGCTATAAAAGACGAGTCTACCTGTTTTAGATACACCTGGTCTGAGTTACTATCATCAGTGACCTGTATATATCTAATAATTCTAGTGCCGGTTGGTACGGTTATATATCTGTTACCAGTGGTTGTCTCTGAGGTCGCATAAAACTTTTTATCATCAGAGTCTACTGTTTTAAATATTCTATTTTCTGCATTAATTACAAATCTGTTTACTAAACTATCTGTTAAAACAGAATCGCTAACTTCTGTGTAATCTCTAATTGCAGTTCTTAATGTTGCTAGTGTGAATGACATATTAATTACTTATCGTTGCTGGACCTGCCGTTGCAACTCTACCCCCTCCTCTAATACTACCAGTTGTTGCAGTGTCTGTCGATACACTGAAAGTGTAAGTATCTGCATCAACTTTTGTTATAGAATAACCAGATGAATTTTCTAAATTAGTTTTTGTTATACCATCAAAACTATCTGCACTTCTAAATCTAACTGTGTCTCCTGAAGACCTATTATGGTTTCTTTCAGTAACAGTTATGGTGCTTGAACTAGAAGAACCACTTGTGAAAGGATTAATACCTAGTAGTTGTGGAACTGCACTTTCATCTCTATCGGTTCTAACATTTCTTAAAGCTTGTGCATCACCTTTGTGTGGTGTTGGTTGCACTTGTGGTGCTTTTGCTTCATACTCACTCTTATGGACAAAAGATCCATTCCATTCTCTCACCATCTCTTGATAGGGAAAAGCTAAACCACTTCTATCTGATATCGCTTTTGCGTATTTACCTGATGCAAACTTAGACATTTGGATAATATCCTTGTGGTGTTATGAACGTACTAGTTGATGAACCATCTTCTGTCAACGCTCTATTAAACTCATCCTCGTAATATAGTTTCATCTGTTGTGACATTTGAGGAACATATTTTTGTGATAGATAAAAAGCTAAACCAGAAACCATGCATGGAACAAAACGATAAGGCACATCAGCTGCGTTAGTAAAACCTCCAACATCGTCTATTCTTTTAACATAGTAAATGTGAGCGTCATCTGATGCTGCATTAGAATCAGGTGTTGGGTAGAAAAATACTGTAACTCTGTCTATTAGTCTTTGAACATAATACTGATTAGGGGTGCCCTTTGATAATTTATTAGATAAAGCAGAATAAGTTGACCTATCTATCTTTGACATTGCAGAATCTACTTGTGTGCTTTGAGTTCTATTTTGCCTATGTGTTACCTCTAGTACATCGTCGACACCATAAATACTACCAGAAGGTGTTTGAGTCGTAGAGGCTTGCGCTCTGCTACTATCAGAGGTGTCATCTGCTGCACTTCTAAAGAAATGATATTCAGCCTGACCTTCAACCAAATCTATATTCAACTCATCTATTTGCCAATAATGTAGGCCTCTGTTGGCCCATTCTTGAAACATTATATTTAATGATCTTCTAGCAGAAGTTAACTGATAGCCTGTCATATTAGCAAGACCTATTCTTTGATAAGCTTCCTCTATGATCTCATCGATAGCGAATGTTTTGTCGAACGTATTTGTTCCTGAAGTAGTGTTAGGCATTAGCTACTCCTTAATATATTTTCTTAAACTCTGCTATGCAAGTATATGTATTACCAGAATCTGCTGCACCAGGTACAACAAAGTTAACATCACTTTGGTTACTGTTAGATGATTTATCAGCAGGTATGCCACCAAACTCTCTAAAGTCCCAGTATCCTGAGTCTATTAAAGTTATGATTGGAATATCTCCGTCTGAATCTTCTTCATCTAAACGTGCAAAAGCATCGCCGCCATCGCCATTAGCGCATGACCACCATACTCTTTGTAGTGATAAGTGAGCTACTGAGTTACCATCGTCGTCACCATTCAATGCTGATACGTCACCAAATACGGTTGTAGCACCACTTCCATCTGATTGATTGACTATTTTAATTGTAACCCGTTTGTCGTTTTCCTGTAAAATTGTAGGTCCTGTTACTGTGTCTGCCATGTTCCCTCCTTAATCAAGAACGTGTGGGCCCGAAGGCCCACAAAAGTTTATTACATTACTGAATAATCTAGTTCTACTGTAAATCGTCCAGCTGAAGCATCGCCATTCAATGTAGTTGTTGCAAACGCGTATAAGTGTTTGCTAGCAACTGCCGCACTAATGTTTGGCTCGAATACATGAAAAGCTGCTGAATCAAAATCAAGATCAACTTCAGTTACTGAGTCTGTTGCAGAAATTCTTGGGTTGACAGATGCAACACCTGCACCAACAATTTCAGTTCCAGAAGAAACAGCTGCGTTAGTAGCTGTTCCAGAAGTTGCACTTAATGATAAGCCTCCAACGAGAGTTGGACCACTAACAGTTGTAACAAGTACAGTTGCTTTGTGGATGAAGATTTTAGTAGCTGTTACTAAATCATCAGGCACGTCTGTGTTTAAAGTTCCTAGTTCAACAAGAACATCTCCATCAGCATAAGCTGACGCTGTATCAGTACCAGCAAGTGTGCCGATAAAAGTTTGTATTTTTCTTGTTCCTAGTGAAATTAGTTGTCCAGTTGAGTTAACTGAAAAACCAGTTTCTGTGATCG